TCAGGATTTTTTGTACGAACACTGATTATGTAATTCTTTCCAGGTTTTAAATTTTCTATTTTCTTTTTTATTATTGCCATTTTATGCTGCTCCTGTTATAACTCTTGCTAGCAGAGTAGAACTAATTTCTTCTTTTTCTAAAGTCAAAGAATTATCTAAACTAAATGTATACTTCTTTATGTTTATCTTTCCATCAGAAGATAGTAAGTTTTTTTCAAAATCAGATACTAATTCAAACACATAAGTTTTATAACTTAAATTTGTTTTTGAGAACACTAAAGATTCTGAAGTTTTTGTTTGGCTATACAAATCTACATAGGTCCAATCTAATTCTACTTTATTATTTACTTCTGTATCTTCGCCATAAGATGTTATTCTTAATTTAAACTTTCCATAATCTGGGCCTTTATCAGAATAGATATATAAATTAGGTCCTGTAAAAGTTCCTATTAATGAAGCTCCTGAGGAAATAGAAACTCCTTCTTTCCAGTTTAGTTCAGTATTAACAAATGATAGTGCATAGTGTGTTGTGCTAGTTAAATTTCTAACATATGAAGAAGGATTAACATCTTCTTCTGAAGACACAAATTCTGCTTCGCTCTCTTGGCAGGCTTGATAATTGGTTGAAACTTTTTTAATTAATTTTAAATTAGGAGTTTTATAATACAAACTATATTGCTTGTTTATATTGATCTCTTTGGGATGATCTTCTGCCGCTTTGAAATATAATAGATTACCAACTATCTGAGTTATAACCGGAACAAATTCAGTTCCTATCACTGATACGTCTTCGTAAACAACTAAATATGAATCTGGTTCAATTGATTCAGTTTTTTCAAATACAGCATTTGTTTGAGTTAATGTATAAAAGGTGTCTATATTTAAATCTGTTATGTCAGCAAACAGCCAATCGTTTTTTGCTATTGATTCTTTTGGTGTTGGAAAAGTTATTTTTTTCTTTAAATTTGGATATGCGTCTTTTCCATCTAAATCAAGATATTTAAACCAAGCCATAATTAAACCTCATATATGGAAACTTCATATTCATAGTTCTTTGAATCAGTATCGCTAACTTCAATAGATAGTATTGCGTCGACCACAGGAATCCCACCATCTATTATATCTTGTTTGATATCTGTAATTTCTATATTAGTTGGCAATGGTGTTCCTGTTAAACCTTCTTCTCTTGGAGTATCATAATCTATATCTGTTGATTTTATTTTAACCGAACCATCTGCTCCAGTGTGACCATGTTTTGATAAAGAAATTCCATCTATTTTTGCGCCATTTTCAACAGTTATGTCTCCTGTGATAATTCCTCCATCTCTCAAAAGATATTGAGGATGATGATTTTCTGTTAAGTTATGTAAACTTCCATGATCTGAAATTAAATCACTTTGATCTTTATAGGTAATATATGATTGCTTATAAATTTGAGAATATTTTTCTTTATCATCTTTGTCAGCTGTTTTTAAGATTATCTTTTTTGGCTGACCCTTATATGAAAGTTGATAAATATAATTTGAATACTTTCTTTTTTCCTCAACTAATTCTATTATCTTTTCTACCTTTGATCTAATGATTTGATTTCTTTGAATTAAATCTGTAAGAACCATACCAAAGTTAGCATTCATCACATTTGTGGCAATAACCAATTCTTCAGTTAAGCTTGGACACTTAGAAGAGAATACTGTTGTGTAATAGTTTAACTCCATTGGTGAAACTATCTTTGTTTTAAAGTTTAAACTTTGTGTAAGATATCTGTCATAAAAAATTGAACAGTTATCTACATAGTCTCTCTTGAGAGCATTTAATAAATTTATTACTTCTTCATTAATTGATTCTAATCTAATCGAAAAAAATGCTTGGAATTCAACGGCTTGTTTTTCAGAGACTTGATCCAGCTCGGTAACAGGAATTTCTCCTGGTGATGTTGTGATCGATTGCATAATGCGTTGCGTGCTTTGTGCTGCGACCTTTGACCATGCGTCGAACTGTATTGCGACTTCTTTCTGTGAGTCATCTTCATACTCCTCTGGGAAATTTATCATTATAAAATTTTTAATATAAAAAGCTTCATTTAACATTGCCTTTAATAAACTTCTAAAGTTTAATAAATAAGAAAAAACACTTTGTGAAGAAACTTGATTAAATTCAGCTATGAGTCTTCTTGCCACTGTGGACATTGATCTTTCTGCAAACATATACTCTTCAAAGCAGACAAAATCTGCTTGAGCTTCATCTACGCTGTTATACTTGCATAATTCCTCCCATAGTTTTGAATGTGATTCTTCTAGGTTTGGTGTTAATGTTGGATTTAAATAAACATTTAATAATAATTTTTCAATTGCTTGAATTGATGTTTCAATATAGTTGTATATTGAAAATGATTGGTTTTTTAAAAAGTTTAAATTAACATTAAAATCTTTATTTAATGCGTAATCTAAATTATCTTGAATAATTTCATCTCTAGATTTGTACTCATAAAAAGATACGTCTGTGTTATAATCCGAAAATACATCTTCTTGTTTTATATAATCGTTTTTAGCGTTGTTTATAGACATGACTTACCTAGAACATCTTTCTTTGTGATTTGCTAATAGATGAACTTTTTTTAGTAAATTTTGCTGGAGACAGTTTTCCTGCTCTTCCAGTTATAGCATACTTTGGAGCATCTTCTTCATCTTTTACTGTATTAGCTTTTGGCATGTAAAAGTCATTAGAGAAAGATTCTGTATTCATTGCGTAATTACCTTTAGAAAACTCTCCATAATTTTGAGTTATTGAAAGTAGGGCAAGCATAAGCGCGTCGTGCGCGTGATCCATAGCAGTTCCGCTTGCTTCAAATATTGGTCTACCTATTTGAGTAGTTCTAACTACAACATAAGAAATCAATTGCAAATAAAGTTCTTCATCAGTTTCGGGAAATAGTATTCTTTCTTTTTCTAAGAATTGGCGAAGATTGTCAACCATAAATGGTTTCATTTCTTTTTTTACCAACATCTTAGTGTAAGGATCCCTAACTTCTATAGACTCAGCAAAAGACACGCCTTTAACTTTTTCTTTTAGACCTGATTTTGGATTTTCCATTCCGTATTTATGAAGTAGTTCTACTTGAACTTCACCAAAACCTCTGTCAACATAAATATGTTTTGGTTTAAACATTTCATTTAATTCATATATTCTATCTACGGCTTTAGTTAAAGTGTATTCAGATCTATCGATTTCTTCTCGGTAAGCAACCCTGCATCTTCCTCTAAATCTTTCATCTTCATAATTGTCTGCGCATGCTTCAACTACAACTATGTTTGTGCCTGCCCCGTATTTGTCCCAGTCAACGCCAATAACATGAAATGATCGTGCTGAAAAGATTTGAGGTTCATATGACCAAGAAGGACTTATGAAAGCTTTGTCAACATATTTTCTTGGGTACACACCTTCTGAGTCTTCTCCCCAGTCTGCTTCTATTTCATGTCGATAGCCCATTTCCGTATACTGTTCACGGAATTCATCTTCTTGATCTTTAGAAAAATATGGGTTGCAATAAGAAGGAAACCAAAATTCTTTAAATCTATCTGACCTACACCACTCCCAAAATTTTTCTCTTCTACCAGTTGGAGTAGAAGCTCCTATCATCATCTTGTCTGGTTGGTCTTCAGCTGTCTTCTGGAGCATTGCGTACAATGCATCTAGGTCATCAGTATGCATGTAGTCCATTTCGTCTAGCACAATTACGTGTGCTTCCTGACCACGAGCTACGTCTGATTTTCCACCTGATCTCATTCCTGAAGTAAAGAATCTAATAGTTGAACCATTAGAAAATTCCATCATGAATTGAGGGCTGCTTACTTTTCTTGTTATAGAGTTTGTGACTACTTCATTCTTTCCAGCAATTCTACCAATCTCTTGATATATTAATTCTACCTGAGTTTTCATTGGCGCAATAACTAGACATCTTCCGTCTTTATGGGTATAGCTATAATGCAGTAGTGTTATTGCTAGTGTGAAAGTTTTACCTAAACGACGACCAGCTCTTAAAACTTTTCTAAGTGAAGGATCTCTTAATATTAGGATTTGATATACTCTTGGATTAACTTGCAAAAAGTTTTTAGCCCAAACAACTGGATCTTTTGCTAC